TTCTCGCGTATCTCCCAAAACGGTCATGACTCAGCTCAAGACAGGTTGTTACCGCCGTTAACGGCTGGGGTTGGTTCTGATCAGCCACGGTTGGAAACGCCCACTATTGGGTACGAGAGTTATGGCCCTCTCATCGCAGAGTTTGCAGCTGCGCATTTGAACCGCAATCTGTTTCCGTGGCAGGTCAATGTTCTCACCGGTGCTTTTGAGCATGATCCTGACCATTCGTTTACGCATTCGAGTGCTATGGCGTTTTGTGCGCGTCAGCAGGGCAAGACTTTTATGCTTTCGGCGGTGGTGGGGTTCTGCCTTCTTGAGTTGCCTCGAATCTGGGGCAGACCCGTCAAGGTGGTGTCCACGGCTCACGAATTGTCTCTTGCCACTGAAGTCTTTGAGGACTTGCGTGATCTTTTTGAGTTGTGGGAAGAGTCAGGGCTGTGCAAAGTGACGTGGGCGTATGGTCGTCACCGCGTCAAGATGGTGGACGGCTCCGAGTATTTGGTCAAGGCTGCGACAGGGAAGAAGCACGGCATCTCGGGCGTAGACATTCTGATCGTCGATGAGCTGTGGGCGATTACCGAGGCTGCATATTTCGGGGCTTTGAAGCCTGCACAGATTGCGGTCAAGTCGGGTCTGTCGTTGTTGGTCTCCACCGCTGGCGATGAGTCGAGCACGGTCATGAAAAAACTCAGGGAGCAGGCCATCGGTCAGATTGACAAGGGTGAGCCGGGCGAGTTGTACATGGCGGAGTGGTCTGTGCCTGAGTCGGTGTCACCTGATGACGAAAGATATTGGGGCTACGCGAACCCCAGCATGCCGAGAACCGTGACGCTGAAGTCTCTTCGTGCTGCACACTCCAGCCCTGACCGATCTCAGTGGCTTCGCGCTCACTGCAACATGTGGGTGAGTGCTGCATCGTCTTGGCTTCCGCCGGGGCAGTGGGCAAAACGGTTTACAGAAAACACCGAGTGGGACGGCACGACTTCGGTGCTGGCGGTGGACTCTGCCGTGGACGACTCGAAATATGTCGGGGTGTGGTGTCGCAAAAATACGGACGGGGACATTGTCGCCAGTGTTGAGTTTCAGACTGAGTCCATTGCTGAAATGTGGGAGCAGATCACAGCGTCTCTTGAGCGTGAACCAAAAACGCAGCTGGCAATTACGCCGTCTTTGTTTATTCACACGCCCGAGAAGTATCAGCGCAGAACGGTGCAGTGGGGCTACGGCGAAATAAACAAATACACGTCAACGGTTAAGGGACTTATCAACGAGGACAGGGTGAAGCACACGGGTGAGATCCTTTTGTCGGAGCATGTAAACAGGGCGGTACTGATCCGCGGTCAGGGTGGCGCATTGTCAATTTCCAGCCAACGCTCACCGGGCCCTATTGAGGCGTGTCGTTGTCTCATCGTTGCAGCTGCAATGGTGTCTCGTCCGGGTGGCGCAAATAAACCGACAATGGGTTCGTCAAGATAGTTGCATTTGCAACAACCTTGTGTAAGACTCCGAGGAGATGGGTATTTTCTCACGCAAAGTTGACACGGCCGCTTTTGCCTCTGCACCAGTGCAGGCGGCTGCAGGCGCGTCCTATATTGGCAACTTCATCAACTACACCACTGGTTCTGCTGAGGTTCGTGCGCTAAGCATTCCCACGGTTTCTCGTTCTCGTGACCTTCTTGCTGGCATCATCGGCTCTGTCGGGTTGAAGCACTATTCGAAGCAGTGGAACGGCTCCGACTATGACGAGGTCTATTTGCCTCTTGAGCCTTGGATGGAAACCCCAGATCCGAAAGTTTCACGCTCGTTCTTCTTCGTAAACATCTTCTCCGACATGTTCTTCTATGGCGCGGCTTATGCCTACGTCACCACGCGCTACTCCACCGGGTTGCCTGCCTCGTTTACATGGCTCCCAGCTGCAAACATTTCAAGCACCGAACAAACAGGCATGCCTCAGTATTACGGCCCATCAAAAGAGCTTGAGTTCAACGGAAATCCCTTGGATGTCGGCAACGTCATACAATTTTTATCGCCAATCGAAGGGATCTTGAAGATTGGTCAGCGCGCCATCAACACGTCACTGTTTCTCGATCAGGCAGCTGACCGTTACGCCAGTCTTGAGACCGTGCCCGGTTATCTTCAGCAGATTGACGGCGAAGACATGTCAGGTGATGATCTTGGTTCTCTTGCTTCAGCGTGGGCTGCAGCGCGTAAACAAAACGCCATTGGTGCGTTGTCGCGTCAGGTGCAGTTCCGTGAGTTTGCACAGAACCCCCAGGAAGTCATTGCGGATCAGCGCAAGTACCAGTCTCTTGAGATGGCTCGTCTTTGTTCGGTGCCTGCCTACCTTGTGTCTGCACCAACTGAGGGCGCTTCGATGACGTATCAGAACGCCCAGCAGGCTCGTCAGGATCTGTACCTCTTTGGCGCTCGCATCTACATGGACGCTATTGAGCAGACCCTTTCCAGCGCACAAGTTCTTCCCCGTAACCGCTATGTCGAGTTTGACATTGAGGACTACGAAGGATCTGAGATGAGTTCCCCTGATGGAATGCCCAACAATGAAACGGATGATGAATTGTGAAAATTGAGTTTGTAGCCGTGCCAGTCACCTTGGACGCTGCCGCTGGCGAGGACAGCCCCCGATCCATTACGGGTGTGGCTGTTCCTTGGGACACTCCAGCGGCAGTTTCCTCGGGTGAGTCAGTCATGTTTAAGCGTGGCGCTTTTGATGTAAACGCTAAGGCACCGAAACTTCTTGAGGGTCACGACATGACGCAGCTGCGTGGTGTTGTCACCGAACTCGTTGAAGCCGAAGAGGGTCTTTTGTTTACAGCAAAGTTTGCAAAGACTCGCGCATCTGATGAGGCCATTGAACTCATCAAGGCTGGCGCTTACGACTCCGTAAGTGTCGGCGCAATCCCCGTCAAGTTCAAATACGACAAAAACGGAACGATGGTTGTCTCTAAGGCAAACCTCGTAGAAATCTCGTTGGTCGCACAGCCTGCTTTCGCAGATGCGGTCATCACAGAAATCGCTGCTTCTCAGCCTGACGAAGAGTCAGAAGAAGAAGTTGTCGAACCCCAACCCCTAGACATTCCTGAGGAGGAAACTATGTCTGAAGTAACCCCAACGGTTGAGGCTTCGGCTGAAACTGTTCCAACAGCACCAATCTTTGCGACCGCACGTCGCGAAGTCCCACTGCCAACAGCAGTCGAATACATGTCAGCATTCATTGCTGGCGGTTCCGCATGGCACAAAATGTCAGAAGCCCTTCGCGCTGCTGCACCCGACATTGTCACCACCGACACGCCGGGCATCCTGCCGACTCCAATCTTGGGTCCAAGCGTGTACAACAATTTCATCGGTCGCAGACCAGTTGTTGACGCAGTGGGCGTTCGCGCTATGCCAGCAGGCGGCAAGGTTTTTATCCGTCCCGAGGTCACCACGCACACAAGCGTTGGTGCATCAATTGGTGAGCAGGCTCCAACCGCAGGCACTCTTGTTGTTTTCAACAACCAAGTGACAAAGCAGATCTTCGGTGGATATGTAAACATCTCCGAGGCCGACATCGACTGGACTGATCCTTCAATTTTGCAGGTTGTTCTTGATGACATGGGCCGTATTTACGCCAATGCAACAGACAACTACGCAGCAGATCAGTTGGTCGCAGGCGCAACCGTCACACAAGCATTTGCTCTTGCAGACGTGGCTAAGCCTGAAGTTTGGTCAGCAGAAATTGCTGAAGCAGCATCAACAATCTTGAGCTCTTCAAACGGCAACTTGCCTACTCACCTGTTCGTTTCACCAGACCGCTGGCGCAACCTCATCGCGCTTGCCGACACCGCTAACCGTCCGTTGTTCCCACAGGTGGGCCCAATGAACGCATACGGCGATCTTGGTGTGAACTCGTACGGCGGTAACGCTTTCGGCTTGTCCGTTGTTGTTGACCGCAACTTCGCCAGTGGCACCGCCATCGTTGGCGATGCTTCCGGTTACGAACTGTTTGAACAGCAAAAGGGCACCATGTCCATCGAGTCACCATCCACGCTTTCGCGCACAATCGCTCTCCGCGGTTACTTCGCAGCGTTGATGATTGACGAGACAAAGTTCGTCAAGTTCACCTTCGCCTGATAACTAGGTAGTCGGGAAAGGGTCTGTATGTCTGTTTATACAATCACTCATGGTTTTCACTTTGATGATGTGTCAGCCGTACAGACCCTGACCCCTTCCGAGGTTCAGCCCGGTGACAGCATCGTTGTCGCAGGCGCTGGCGCAAAGTTCAACGGCACCTTCACCGTTATCAGCGTTGAAGAGTGGGAGTACATTGGGAAAGACCAGCAGGGCTATCTCGAGTTCAACTATGACGTGCCAAAACTCAATCAGGTTTTGTATGCGGTCACTGGTCAGGCTGACGATCAGGAGTACGCAGCGCTTGCTGGCACCCTGACGTTTACCGAGACAATCACTTGGACTACTTCAGCACTCGTGTTGTCGTGGCTCGGGATTGACGTGGCAACCGCTAACGACACCGCATTTGTTGCTAAGTGTGTCAGTGCTGCTAACGCTTGGTGCTTCCGTAAACGCCGTGAGGCTGGATACACCGATCTGCAAGGCACCGTCCCCAGCGCCGATGTCGAGCTGGGAACGACAATGTATGCAGCAACGCTTTACCGTGAACGCGGAACCAGCGGTGACGCATACGGAGCTTTTGACGGAATGGGCAACCTTGCACAACCAGTCACCCTCCACCGTATTATGCAGCTCTTGGGCTGTGGCAGGGCACAAGTAGCGTGAGTTCTTCAGGCATCTTG